TTAAGCTGCGACATTTTGAGGATTTCTTCGATTTATGTGTTCCCAGCATCTAAATATAGCTACTGTAAGCTCATAAAACAGTCCAGTCAGCCAATCCATACCTTCTTTAGCCATTTTTGCACATATCTTTTTTATATTGAAGGCAATGGCAAAGAAGGCAAAATCCATGAAGACCTTGTCCTTTCCAAAATGGTGGAAACGTTTGTAATTCATATTGTTTTTCATTTGTCCGAACACGGCTTCCGGTTCTATGCATCTCTGTCCTCTGTGTTTCAGCCCTTCCTCGGAGCAGAGCTGCTCTTTGGCTTTTTGCCTGTATTTTCTGAGCCTGTGATTCAGTTCTATCGTCCTGTTTCCTTTTGCTTTAAAACAACGGCATCTTGCTGACATATCCGGATGCGGTTTTCACATGTATAGTACCTATCCTCCGCATCCTTTGTCCCATAGGGCAGATGCAAAAGTCATGTTCTTCATTGTAGTAGAAGTTTTCTGCCTTGAACGGATCCGATTTGAATCTCGGCCGCTGCTCCATGTGGAAATAGTTATATTTGACGTAAGCTTCCATGCCGTTCTCTGACATGAAGCGGTAATTCTCCTCAGAACCATAGCCGGAATCGGCAACCACCGTATGAGCCATCCGGTCATACCTGTTTGAAAAAGATTGCAGGAAAGGGATCATGGTCAGTGTATCCGTAGGGTTCGGGAAGAGTGCAAAATCGGTGATGAACTGGTTCTCGGTGCCGATCTGAAGGTTGTAACCGGGCTTCGTCTGGCCGTTGCGCATGGCATCCTCCTTCATTCTCATGAAAGTTGCGTCCTTGTCCGTCTTGGAATAGGAATTCCTCTCTTGCAGCGTGTCCAGATGACTGTCGTATTCCTGCAGTTTGTCCCTATGTTCTTCCAGCTCCTTCAGCTGTTTGCGTCTCTTTTTCAGCTCAGTCTTTTCCTCCTTGGTGGAAGGCTCGGGAACCTGTTCCAGTGCATGACGTAATTCTCCCGCCATTTCGGTCAGCATGGCCGGAGTGAACTCAACCTCCTCATTACTTTCCGAATACTTTTCTTGGGCGATGACATCGTCTATCTGCCCTAGCAGGACATGTATCTTCTTCATCAGGCGCTCTCGGTTCCGCTCAACCGTTTTTCGCCAAACGAAAGTATACTTGTTGGCTTTGGATTCAATCTTTGTCCCGTCAATGTATTCCACGTTCAGGCTGATGAAGCCTTTGGAAGAGAGAAGGAGTACGGTTTGGGTAAACACCTCGTTGATTTCCTTCTTCACCCGATTGCGGAAACGGTTGATGGTAATGAAATCCGGTTTCTCATATCCGGCAAGCCAGATATAATGAATGTCACGATGAAGGAGCTTTTCGATTTTCCGGCAGGAGTAGACGTTGTTCATGTAGGCATACAGAATGACCTTGAGCATCATCTGGGGATGGTAAGGGCTGCGGCCGCAGCCCTTATATAGCTTCCTGAAACTTTCAAGATTCAGGCCCTCAACCAGGGCGTCAACCATGCGCACCGGATCGTTATCTGCAATATCCTCATCTATTCTTTGAGGAAAAAGCACTGTTTGGTTGGGATTGTAAGGACGAAAATGTATCTTTGCCATAGTATAAATTCTTATGCCTAAAGATACAAAATCTTCAGGTTATAACAAAGCCCCAGCTTGTGAAAGTCGGGGCTTTGGGCATAAAAAAAGAAGGTGAGAATTTTGACACACCTTCATATAAGTTGTGTATCAAGTATACCGCAAACCCAGAAGACATCGATGATAACTATGTGGAAGTGCTCACCAACTTCTTCAAATATATCGAAACCTACGATCCTACAAAGTCAATACAGACGTGGCTTCATATCGTGACCAAAAGATATATCATCGATGCGGACTCAAAACGTTCACACATGAAGTTTTCCGACAATCTGAAAGTTTCGGATATAGGTGATACAATACTGGATGATGATGAGATCAATGCCAACTGCATGTCGGTTGAGAATTACAGGCAGTATTACAACAATGATGTATTGGAAGCATTGGATTCGTTGGAACCGATCTACAAGGAAGCATTGCTCTTGCAACAGGCCGGATACAAATTGCACGAGATCATGGACATTACGTATAAAAGCGGTAGTCTTAAAACCAGAAACATAGAGACCGTAAAAAGTCGATTGTTTCTGGCTAAAAAGAAAATGAGAAAAATGATAAACCGAGATGGAGAAAAAAGAACAAATTAAGAATATCATTCTCGTTTTCTCTACTATTATGAAAAGTATGATTAACCCCTCTTTCAAGATCACAAATCCGGAAGGAGGGGTTAATCAGCAAACCATCGGGAAATGTCTGGATTTGCTTGAAGCCGACTTTGGCGATGCCATTAGTAGAGAAAGGTTAGTTGATTTTTGCGTAGGCGTACCGGGTATACAACACGGATTCCAGATATACCGACAAATGAGGTGTGAAACAATACTTCGGCAGCAAGGCCGTGGAATGCTTCATCCAGACGAACAAGAACCGGAAGTATTACGAGGACAAATGGCTGGGAGATAAAATGCCAAGAGCAAGGCTTCTCGCTCTCATTGCGGACAGACGGAAACATCCGCTATACAAATTCATCTTTCCCCAGTACGAGGAAAGCACCAAATCCAGAGCGTTGAATACGGACGTGGGATACTATATATGTGGACAATCCACCCTACTATGGACTCCGTTTTCCGTCTCCTGCCAACAATGTGTCAAAGCCGAAGCCTGTAAACAAAGAACCCGGCAAGCTTATCCTGAACTATATCGAATCAGAACTGAAGAATTTAATCAAAATGAAACCAAATAAATCCAACCCTTTAAGTTTAGATTTCCTCTTTTGAGCTATACTATTGCGTAATGAAGTATGACAACGTATGTGCCGCAGTAGTGCAAAACATGAACAAAGAATATCTGCCGGATAAATACTTTCAAGCGATAAACAAGGTCATAGCCAAGCATTATGAGACCTACAAGACACCGCCTTCCTACCCGGTCTTGTTGCAAGCCTTTGCCGGAGACTACGATGCCACGGAACTGATTAATACGTTTCAGGACTATGAAGGTGTCAGAAAAGTGGATTCCGTATTGGATATGCTGGAATCATACATCAAAAGCGTCCGGTTACAGGCCGTTTATGTAGAAGTCGGAAAGCTATACAACCAGAACGAACAGGAAAAGGCTCAGAACAAACTGATGGAATATGCGGAATGGCTCGGTCAGTTCACACTAAAAGCAAGTCAGTTCGTGGATATTACCAAGACATTCACCCAGCGTTTCCTACAGAACCGACAAAGGGAGAATGAGAACAAGAACTCACGGCTTGCACAGGTGACACGTTTCTTCATTGACGATATAGACGAACTGAACGATGGAAGAAATCTCAGAGGACAGCTTACCTGTTTCCTTGCCAGTACGGGCGTGGGAAAGTCGCATATCGCACGTCATGTCGGAGTAAGGGCTATGGTGGACGATGGACTGAACGTGCTTCATTTCCAGTTGGAGGGTTCTGAGGAAGAAGTGGTAGATGCTTATTCCGGAGCTTTGATATGCAAGAACTCGTTTCTTTTTGAGAAAGGAAAAATCTCAGATACGGAAATGAGGATTTTTGAGGAACAGATGAAAGCCTATACCGGAAGTATTATTGTAAGAGCCTTTCCCAGATTCAACAACAATGTATCAACCGTCGATATTCAGAGTGGTATTGCCGAATATCTCAAGATACATGGTCACAATCCCGACATCGTGATTGTGGATTCGATGGACTTGCTTACCGATTCAAGCGGAAGAAACTGGGGAGCTGACCATGAACGTGCGAAACGTATCGCAGTGGCAAACGATTTGAAAGACTTGGCCAACGATGAGAATGTCTGGATGGTCGTTACCTATCAGGCGACCATCGAGAACAGGGATTGGCTCAACGATGAGAAAAATGTTCTGACCGAATACAACTGTTCTGAAGCAAAGGGGCTTTCCAGACCACTTACCCATCTGATTACGCTGAACCAATCCGAAGCGGAAAGAAAAGAGGATACGATGCGTCTGCATATCGCAAAGTCCCGATTCTTTAGCAAAGGAGACACATTCAAGATTGCCACTGACTATGCAAACGAAGTGTTCTATGATGCAAGAAGAACCATGAGCTTGAAAGCCCGGTCTGCCTCATAAAGAGGTAAAAATGTCTATAACTGAAGAATGTTATAGGCATTTTCTTGTTTTGTACCAATTAATATAATATTTTTGCACCAATTTACGTAACTACAATATAGCCGATTAAGCTAAAATATTTAACCAAGACTGTATACATGGATTTAACCAAAGCAGAGAAAGATTATCTCATCAAGGAAATAAGTCTGGAACTGGGAGCAAAATTCGATGGAAGCCATAAGAATCTTATTGTACCAAAATGTCCCCATTGTGGAAAAGAGAATAAGTTCGGAATTTATGTAGGCAAAAAAACGGAACGGAAAAAGCCGTTTATGTCACATTGTTTCAGTTGCGGCTTTTCCACGACAACGCTGGAAGGACTGTTGAAAACAATCGGAAGACCGGATCTGATGGTCTCTCCTACTGCCGATCTGGAAGCAAAACTGGATGTCCAGCTCCTTTTCCGCATTGATGGCGAGGAAGAGATTGATGATTCATTAAGCATCATAGAACTCCCGGAATGTTACAAGCGTTGTTATACCAATTCGTACTTGAAATCCAGAGGCTTTACTTTTGATGATTATGAGTATTTTCCGGTCGGTACGACAAGAGGGCTGAATTTCAAGTTCAACGACTATGTGATATTCCCGATCATTGACGATGGCGATACCGTTGGCTATGTTTCCCGTCATATCTGGTCAAAGGACGAGATAGACCGGCATAACTGCAAGGCAAAGATTAACGGGGGATACAGGATTCTGCGCTACAGGAACTCGACAGAAAACGATTTTGTGAAACTCCTGTACAACTACGATGCGGTCATTGAAGATGAGACCGACACGGTTATCATAGTAGAAGGAATCTTCGATGTCATTGCCCTGACACGGAAACTGGAGTTGTATGACAACCCTCATGTAGCCGTTGTAGCGACTTTCGGAAAGAAGATTTCTCAGATACAGATATACAAGCTGCAATGCAAAGGAGTGAAAACCGTTGTGCTTGGGTATGACTCGGATGCAACGGAAGCTATAAATAAGGCAGCGAGCACCCTTAATGAATATTTCAACGTATTCATTGCCAAAATTGACGCAGAGAATGGGAAAGACTAGGATGAAATGTCGTTTTGGGAAATCTACGATACCTTCTCCCAGAACTTGCTCTCCCCTATTGAATTTAAATTAAATACACTTTAACCAATGGAAGAATTAACAGAGTGGCTTGATGCCAATAAAATATCATTTAAAATGATAGACAACGAAGTCATAGAGATCGAGGACTTCGGCAAAATGTTTTTGGCCGACCTTAGCGGTGTAAAATCCATCTTTAAGGTAAAGGATGATGAAGTGTCTTTCAATCTCATGGAAGATCCTTCAGTTCTGATGGAAGAAGACATCTATTATGTCGCATTCAAGTTCGGTGACAACTGGTATTATTATGATTTGAGGGAAGAGTTCAAATTCAACATATTGAAATATATAGGCAAACGACAGGCCGTAAAGACCGATATTCCCTTTGTCAACCTGGGAGTACATACCCCTTATGAATTATTGAACGGCTCAGGGGATTTGGGTTTATGGGTCAAGAAAGCCAAATATCTCGGTCATACGGCTATCGGAATCTGTGATCGCAATACGATGGCGGCAACCTTCAATCTACAAAAGGAATGTGACAAGGCCGGGATAAAACACGTATTCGGCTATTCGTTCACTCTACAGTTCTATGATGAGAAAGTGGATATGAAGGTATATTCCCTATCGCAAAAAGGGCTTCGCAATCTTCTTCGCATTCAAAAGGAAATCATGGTGGATTCAGAAGAGAACGTACTGACGCTTTCGCAGCTTTTGACTCACGGCGAAGGAAACGTATTGGTATTCGGTAAACTTTCTTCGTACTGGATGAAAAAGAACATGAATGTCGTAAAAGAACTGGAAAGAACATTTGATATGATGTTCTATCAGGTTGATCTAAGCGAATACAAGGCAGAGAGAATTGATATTGAAATTCTTAATGCCACCAAGTTCTATTTCGATAACTTTTTCTTGGAGGACGAGGGAATATTTGAGGTGGAGCCGATTCTTATCTGTGACAACTACTATCTTGATAAGGACGATGCGAAGAACAAGATTATTCTGAACAAGATTGCAACAAAGGCGGCTCACAACCAGAGTGACGACCAGTATTTCAAGGATATAGACGAGCATTTGGCAATGTTTCAGTCTATATTTGATTCTGAGAAATGGGATGCGGAAGCCCTCTTGGAACTTATGTGCCAGCCGACCGTGGAAATAGCGGAAAAAGCTACGGCACGATTTGAAACAGGACGAAATTTCATGCCGCAATACGACATGACACCGGAAGAGAAAGCCAAATACGGAGATCGCCATACCATGTTTCTTGAATTGCTGGAAGAAGGATTTCAGAAACTCGTTCCAAAAGGCAAGGAAGATATATATCGCAAACAACTGGATTATGAAATTTACGTGCTTGAATCCACCAATAACGTGGATTATATGCAGGTTCAGTACGATACGGTCAATTATGCACGGAAAAACGATATTCTGGTCGGTTGTAGGCGTGGTTCTGCTGGTGGTTGTTTGGTTCTTTATCTTCTTGGAATTACACTTATTGACCCGATCAAGTACAATCTCCTGTTCGAGAGATTCCTACTACCCGAACGTGCCGGACTCTATCAAGCCGACACTACAATTATCGGGAATGACATGGAATCTACCGAATACATTGAAGTGGAACTGGAGAATCATAGAAAATACAAAATAGATAAGGATGCGGAGTTAATCGTCAAACGAGATGGGGCAGATGAACCTATAATCGTTTACGCAGATGAATTGAAACCTGACGATGATGTTTTATTTGATAACAGGGATGTATTGTTTACCCTGAATGAGATTTGA